GTGCCGGCGCCGGTGCCGGCGCAGCGCCGGCACCGGTAGATCGCGGCCCGTTCGGTTATCAGGTCGTGACGGTCGCCGGGATCGCTGGCGCGGCCCGACTGGCGGTCGACGCTCCTCACATAGCCGGTGCCGTGGCAGTCGGGGCAATGCCGCGGCGGCTGTTCGTGCGTGCGCTTCGCTCCACGCCGGCGGGATCGCGCCAGCTTGGCCGCTCGGTTGCTCATAGCCGCAGACCCTACCGGACCCTTTGCGACCTGCGGAAACGCTCTGATTTGGCCGTGGGCGAACGAACGCGGCCGGCCGAGGGTGATCCTATGGGCCGGAAATTACATGGATGTCAGACTGCCGTGCGAGGGTTGCTGATGTGCGGCGACTTCCCCGGATCGACTGCGGTTACGCGTCCTATCTGCCGCTCTGCGCGCAGTGTCCGTGGCGCGGCCTGCCCCGCGCGACGCGGGACGCGGCCGCGCAGGTCGCCGACCGGCACGCGATCACGATGCACGGCGACCAGGCGGCGCAGAACGCCGCGAATCAGCGGGACCGGCGCCGCCGGGTGACCGTCTGATGTTCGGTTTGGGTCGCACCCTGTCGCTGGCGATGACGGTGCCGTCGGCCGGCGTCCTGTCGCCGTGGACCGACCAATCGTTCCTAGAACGCGTGGTCGTGCCGGACATGTGGCCGGCCGACGTGCCCCGGCCGATGACCCGCGGCGAGGCCATGCAGGTGCCGGCCGTGTCCCGGTCCCGGCATCTGATCTGCGCGACCACGGCGCGGCTCCCGCTCCGGGCGATCCGCGGCGAGACGCCGCTCCCGGACGCCGACCAACCGTATTGGTGCTACGGGACGGACGGTCAGCTCGGCGAGCTGACCGCCGAGCAACGCGTGCTGTACACGCTCCCGGTCGGGCAGTCGCCGTGGCACCGGATGCTCGCGACGTGTGACGACCTGCTGTTCTCCGGTTGGGCGTTGTGGTTGGTCACCGCGACTTACGCGGACGGCCGGCCCCGGTCGGCGGTGCACGTCGCCGCGGGCACGTGGGACGTCAACCCGGACGGCGAGATCATCAACGCCGACGGTGGCCCGTTCCTGGTCGGCCCGGACGACCGGCCGGCGCCGCTGATCCTGATCCAAGGGCCCCATGAAGGCGTGCTCACGTTCGGCGCCCGGACGATCCGCGGCGCCGGCTCACTGGAGACGACGGCCGCCGACGTCGCCCGGACGCCGTTCCGGATCGGCTTGCATCAGACGACCGATATCACCATTGACGAGACCGAGCAGGCCCAGCTGATCGCCGAGACGAAACGGGCCCTGGCCGACAACAACGGCGTGTTGTTCACGAACAACGCCGTCGAGATCGCCGAGTACCGGCTCGACTCGTCCGAGCTGCTGATCGCCGGCCGGCAGGCGGCCGCGCTTGACGTCGCCCGGCACATGAATCTCCCGGGCGCGCTGATCGACGCCGAACCGCAGGGCGGCTCGACTCTGTCCTACAGCAACCCGGCGAGCCGGAATCAACAGTGGCTCGACTACGGGCTTCAAAGCTTCCTGGACGCGATCGCCGCCCGTCTGTCGATGGATGACGTTGTCCCGGCGGGGCAACGCGTTGCGTTCGATACCAGCTCGCTCACCGACACTTTGGCGCCGCCGCTCGGCCCGCCGACCCAAGATTGAGAGGCCCGACCGATGTCCGCATCCTCCCGCGCGCTCCCCCTGGTCGTCTGCGACCGGGTGATCGACCGGCACCGCCGGCTCACCCTGGTCGCGTCCGACGCGATCGTGGCGGCCGCCGGCACCGCGCCGACCGACCGCACGTTGCGCGGCCTGGCCCTGCCCTACGCGGCCGACGGGCGCACGTCCGCCGGCCGGGTCCGGGCGTCCGCCGGCCGGGTCCGCTGGGCGTCCGACCTGCGGCGCATCAAGGTGTTTTCCGGGCACGACCGGACCCGGCCCGTCGGCTACGTGACGGCGCTGCGGGAGGCGGCCGAGGGTCTGACCGCCGAGATTCATATCGCGCAGACCCCGGACGGCGACGCCGCACTCTTGGAGGCCCGGGAGGGCACCCGGGACGCGTTGTCGGTCGAGCTGGAGGACGCCGAGCTCGACGATGACGGCGAGCTGGTCGCGGCCGAGCTGGTCGCGATCGCTCTGGTCCCCCTGCCGGCGTTCTCCGATGCCCGGATCGCCGCCGAGCTCGACCCGACCGTGCCGCCGGCGCCTGTCACCCCGCCGGCGGCGCCACCCTCAGCGCCGCCGGCCGCCCGGGCGCCGGCCGCGCTGACCGCGCAGCGCCGGCCGGCCGCCGGCGCGATCACCGCCGACCAGGCGGCCGCGATGATCGCCGCCGCGTATGTCGACGGTGGCCGGACCGCGGCCGCGCTCAATGCCGCGCTGGCCAACATCACCCCGACGTCGACGACGTCGGCCGCGACGAACCCGGTGCAGTGGCTCGGCGAGCTGTGGACGCCCGAGTATGTGCAGCTTGACTGGGCGAATGCGATCAGTACCGCCACGCTGACGTCAATGCGGCTCACCGGGTGGAAGCGGGTCCCGCCCGGGCCCGTCATCTCCCCCTACGCCGGCGACAAGGCGCCGATTCCGACCGACGGGACGCTGAGTTTCGAGCCGGTCAACGTGGTCGCGCACCGGCACGCGGTCGGCGCTGACTTCGATCGCATCTGGATCGACTTCGGCGATGAATCCGTCATCAACACGTGGCTTCGGTTGGTCACGCAGGACTACGCCAAGAAGCTCGACCAGGCGATCGGCGCGGCGATCCTGGCGGAGGCGACGCCGGCCGGCCCCGCCGCCGATGTCATCAGCGCCGTCCGGTTGGCCGCGCAGACGCTCAAGCGGGCCGGCGCGAATGTCTCGTTCATCGCGCTCGCGTCCGACCTGTACGCGGCGTATCTGGACATCCCGACCGCGGACGCGCCGTGGTGGCTGACGTCGTCGAGCTCGGTCGACCTGTCCGGTGCGCAGGGCAACGTCAACAACCTGCGGGTGTTCGAGTCGCCGATTCTGCCGTCCGGCACCGTGACCGCCGGCGACCGGCGGGCGGCGACGCAGTACACGCCGCGCGGTAACCCGTTCACCGTGCGCGCCGTCGACCTGGCCAACGGTGGCGTTGATGTCGGCGTGTTCGGCTACTCCGCCGAGCTGGTCAACGACCCGTTGGGCATCGTCACCGTCACCGTGGTTACCGTTCCGTAGTCGCCGTGAGCACATTCGAGCCGGTCTGGTTGGCCGTCGCTGACGTCAAGGAGTACTTGCGTTTAGCGCCGACCGATACCGGTGACGATGCCCTGGTGACCCGGTGCGCCGCGGCGATCGAACCGCAGGTCCAGCGGTGCCGGCCGGACCGGTACACGGCCGACCGGACGGCGTACGTGCCGGACCCCGAGGTCTACCAGGCGGCCGTCATGCTCGCCGGCCGCCTGGTCCGCCGCCGCAACTCGCCGGGCGGCGTCGAGACGTTCGGCGAATCGGTGACGTACGTGTCGCGGTATGACCCGGAGATCGCCCGGGCGCTGCGGCAGGGCGCCTACGCGTTGCCGCAGTCGGGCGGGAGCGTCGCCGCGCTCGCGCCGGCGGTGAACCCGCTGTGAATCTCGCCGGCGCGGTACAGGACGTGGTCGACCGGTTGGTCGCCGGCGGCGTGCGCGCCGTGCTCGATGAACGGGACATCAACCCGCCGGCCGTGTACGTCGCGCCGCCGGCGATCGCCTGGCGGTTCGGTCACGGCGACTTTGATGCGACGTTCACCGTGTGGTGCGTGACGAACGCCGCCGGCCGGTCGGTCGACCTGGTCAACCTGGGCGACCTGGTCGACCAGGTCGCGGCCGCGCTGAACCTGGTCACCGTGCGCGGCGACCCGGCCGACTTGGTCATCCCGCATCAGGCGGCGCCGCTCCCGGCGTACCGGCTGACGTGGGGTGAGCGCATCCGTCAACCACGAGCGAAGGAGTGAACCATGCCTGTACTAGGACCGGGCGAGTTGATGATCGGCACGACCGGCAGTGAGATCGACGTGAGCTGCCTGGTCAACGGCGCCCGCATCAAGGCGGACAAGAATCAGGGTGACTCGACGACCAAGCTGTGCGGGACCAAAGTGCCCGGGTCGGTGACGTATGACGCGAAACTGTCCGGGAACCTGGACGTCGACCCGGACGCCGGCGCCGCCGGACTGTTCGCGTTGTCCTGGTCGGCGCCCGGCACGGAGCAGGCATTCACGTTCACCCCGAACAGTGCCGACGGGACCGCCGCGGCCGGCACGCTCGTGCTCGACCCGCTCGACTTCGGCGCCGACGCGTACGGCGACACCCTCACAAGCGACTTCGAGTTCGCCGTCGTCGGGACCGTCACGTTCACCTACCCGACCGGCGGGACGCAGACGTTGGAGCTCGGCCGGCCGATCCGGGCGCAGTCCCGCCGGCCGCTGATCGTCGCCGACGCGGCGCCGGCGCCGACCAAAGTCAAGGCGTCCAAGTGACCGGGTCCCGGGTCGAGCTGGTCGGCGGCGACACGTTCGCCCGGACGCTGCGACAGTTCGGCCGGGACGTCCAGTCGCTCACCGAGGCGCACGCCGCGGCCGGCGCCGCGGTCGCCGACGCCGCCGCCCAGCGGGCCCGCCGGCGGTCGGGTGCGCTGGCGGCGAGCTTCGCCCCGACGGTCGCCGATTCGGGCGTCGCGATCGGTTCCCCGCTCGTGTACGCCGGCGTCCAGGAACACGGCTGGGCCCGCCGGCATATCACTCCGTCCCGGGCGTTGAGTTCGGCGCTCGACGCGTCGGCCGGCCGGGTCGCCGATATCTACACCGCCGCGGTCAGCGCCGCGGCCGAACGCGTGAGAGGCATGTGATGGTGACGAATCTGGCGCCGGTCCCGGACCGGGTCGAGCTTGACGTGCCGATCGACCGGACCGGGTTGAGTATCCCGCTCATCCGTGTGGTGCCGGCCGACGGCGAACCCTACGAGGTGCAGTGCTACAACCCGGATTTGCTGCGGTTCGAGGAGACGGCCGCGGTGCACCGGTGGAAGGGCCCGACCGACGCGCCGTTCCGGTGGCTCACGTTCCTGGCGTGGGCCGCGTCGCAGCGGACCGGGCGGATCGGCCCGGAAGTGACGTGGGAGTCGTTCAAGGCGTCCACGCTGGAGATCACCGACGCCCGGCCGACGCCGGCGGTCGCGGACCCTACCCGGCCGGGTCCCGGTCCCGGCTGATCGTCGAGATCGCCGTCGCCACGCACACCGCGCCGGCGCAGTGGCGCGGCGAGAACGATTGGACGCTCGCGACGGTGCTCGACGTGCTCGACAGACAGGCGGCCGACATTCGCGCCGCGGCGAAGGGATGACCGGTGGCCGGCGGGATTGATCTACTCGTGCGGATCGCCGTCGACGCCCGGAACACGGGCGCCGAGATCGACCGGGCCGCGTCGGGCGCCGAGCGGTTCGGTAAGTCGATGGAGACGATGGCGGTGCCGGCGGCCGCCGCCGCCGCCGCGGTCGGCGCGTTCGGCATCAAGGCGATCGGCGCCGCGTCCGACGCGCAACAGTCGGCCGGCGCGATCTCCGCGGTGTTCGGCGACAGCGCCGCGCAGGTCGAGGCGTGGGCCGCAGCGTCGGCGGACGCCGTCGGGTTGTCGAGCGCCGCCTATGGGCAGCTCGCGTCGACGGTCGGCGCGCAGCTCCAGAACATGGGCGTCGACCAGGCGGCCGCCGCGTCGCAGACGAACGAGCTCATCACGATGGGCGCCGATCTGGCCGCGACGTTCGGCGGGACGACGGCCGATGCCGTGTCGGCGCTCGGCGCGGCCCTGCGCGGCGAGGCGGACCCGGCCGAGCGGTACGGGCTGGCGTTGAATCAGACGGCCGTCAAAGCGCAGATGGCGGCCGACGGGACCGACCAACTGACCGGGTCGGCGGCGACCGCCGCCCGGGCGCAGACCCTGCTGGCGATGGCGCACGAGCAGAGCGCCGGCGCGGCCGGACAGTTCGCGAGGGAATCGGACACCGCGGAGGGATCGGCGCAGCGGGCCGCGGCCAGCTCGGAGAACGCCGCCGCGGCGATCGGACAGGGCCTGCTACCCGCCTACACGGCGTTACAGGGCGTGCTGATGTCCGTCGGCCAGTGGATGCAGCAAAACTCGACGCTCGTGCTCGTGCTCGGCGGCGTGCTCGGCGGTCTGGCCGCGGCCGTGCTGCTGGTCAACGCGGCGATGATGGTCGGCGCCGCCGCGACGGCCGCGTGGACGGCGATCCAAACGGTCGCGTCGGCGGTGACGACCGGGTTCAGCGCCGTCATGGGCGTACTCAATGCCGTGATGGCGGCCAATCCGATCCTGCTGGTCGTGATCGCCGTCGCCGCGCTGATCGCCGGAATCATCCTGCTGTGGAACAACTGCGAGGCGTTCCGCAACTTTGTCATGGGCATGTGGGAGGCGATCGCCGCGGCCGCGACCGCGGCGTGGGACGCGATCAGCTCGGCCGCGTCCGCCGCCTGGACGTTCATCAGCAACCTTGTCTCGACCGTGGTCAGCTTCATCAGTGGCCTGGTCAGCTCGGCCGGCTCGACGATCGCCAGCGTGTGGGCGAACATCCAAGCGACCGCGTCGGCCGTGTGGAATGCGATCAGCGGCGTCGTGTCGAGCGTCGTCACCGCGATCGTCGGTTTCGTGTCCGGCATCGTCGGCTCGATCACCGCCGCCTGGAATAGCATCAAGTCGGCCGGCGAGAACGCTTGGAACGCTTTGAGTTCCGTCGCGTCGGCGGTGACATCCGCTATCAGCGGCTTTGTTTCGAGTATGCAAGGCGCGATCACGGCCGTATGGGATGCGATCCGGTCGGCCGGCATGGCGGTGTGGGGGCCTATCCAATCGGCGGCGAGCTCGGCCCTGTCGACCATCAAGGGCATCATCGACTCCGTGAAAGGCGCCATCGACGGCGTGATCTCCGGTATCCAATCGGCGATGAGCTGGGTCTCCGATCTCTGGGGCAAGATCACCGGCGCGGCGTCCGCGGCGGCGTCGATCCCGGCCGTCCCGGGCGGCGTTTCGGCGTCGACGCAGGGGTTCGCCGCGGCGCCGTCGCTGGCCCGGACGCTGGCCACGCCGGCGCCGACCGCGTCCGCGTCCCGCGGCGCCGGCATCGTGGTCAACGTGTCCGGGGCCCTGGACGCCGACGCCGTCGCCCGGCAGATACGGGCGATCCTGGCCGGCTCCGACCGGCGCGCCGGCGGGATCGTGCTGTGACCGCGCCGACCAGCTCCCCGCCGACGTGCATCCTGATCGTCGACGGCGTCCGCTACCCGGACGGGCAACCGGTCGAGCCGGTCGACGACCCGGTCGCGCTGACCGACCTGACGATCACCTGGGGTCGGTCGACGACCCTGGACCAGCCACGGCCGGCGACGTGTACGTTCACCGTGCTCGACCTACCCGGCGGCCGCCGGTTCGCCGACACCATCCACGTCGGCAGTCGCGTCCAGGTCCAGAGCGACGCGACGATCTACCCCGACCCGACGATCCCGACGATCGCCGACCCCGGCTTCGAGGCGGCCGCGGTCGACGCCGTCCCGTCGGTGATCGCCGACAACGCGACCGCCCGGGTCGTCGCCGCACCGGTCCACGCCGGCGCCCGGGCGGTCCGGCTCGACCCGGTCAACCCGGCCCGGCGCATGCGGGTGATCTTCCCGCCGGAACCGCTCAGCGCCACACACAACCCGGCCGCGTGGGACGCGGTCCCGAGGACCCTGCCCGGTCAATCGTGGCGCTACGGGGCCGCTGTGCGCGTCCCTGCGGCGATCGCCGCGGTCGCCGGGGTGATCCTGCGGCCGGTGACGTTTACGCAGCCGTGGGCCGGCCCGGGCGTCACCGTGCTCGACCAGGCGGCGCCCGACGTCGCCCCGGACGCCGCCGGGTGGCGGGTCCTGTCGGCCACCGTGACGCCGCCGGCCGGCGTCTGGCTCGGCGTGTGCGTGGACGTGTTCCCGACCGGCCCGACATGGGACCAGGCGCCGCCGGCGCTGACCTGGGACCAGGTCGACCCGACGATCCGGTGGAACGATCTCGCCGCGACCTACGTGGACGACCTGGTCATGCTGGCGCCGGCCGCCGGCGCGTCCCGGGCCGGCGAAGTGTTCACCGGCCGCGTCACCGACATGGTTGCGCAGTGGGACCCGGCCCGGGCCGGCACCGTCGTCGACGTGACCGCCCAGGACGACACGGCCGAGCTCGGCAACCGGTACGTCGGCGCCGAACCGTGGTCGGTCGAATCGCTCGACACCCGGTTCGGTCGGGTGCTGACCGCGTCCGGTCAGGACATGCGGTACACCGTCGACGCGTCCGTGGCCGGCGTCCAGGTCACCTACCGGGACGTGGACAACCAACCATCCCGGACCCTGCTCGCCGAGCTCGCGCAGTCGGTCGCCGGCGCGTTGTGGTCGGCGACCAGCCTGACCACGGGCCCGTACCTGCGGCTGGAGGACATCAACGGCCGGGCCCCGCTCCAAGTGCTCGTCATGGACGGCGACGGCGTGATCCGCATCGAGCCGGCCCCGGTCGTCGGCGAGCGGGGGATCACCCTGGACGCGTGTGACGTGCTGCTCGACCCGGTGAGCTGGCACGCCGACGGGACCGACCAGGCCACCCGCGTCGCGGTCGGGTGGAAGGACCAGACGGTCGACCCGGTCAAGCCGGTCGACCGGACCGAGACGGTCGTCGACGCCGCCGCCGAGCTCGCCAACGGGCAACGCCGCGTGCAAATCAGTACTCAGCTCGCCGACCAGGTCACCGCGAACGAGGTCGCGCAAGCGGTGCTGGGCCGGCTCGGCGCCGGCGGGTGGCGGATCGCCGGCTTGACGGTCCGGCTCACGGCCGGCGAACCGCTCACCCCGGACCTACACGCGACCGTCATGACGGTGCTCGACGCGACCAGCCGGATCGGGCTCGGCATCATGCTCACCGGACTACCGGAGTGGTCGCCGGCCGGCGTCGGCGGCGCCGTCCCGCTGTACTTGGAGGGTGGCCAGCTGGCCAACCATGACGGCGCGTGGACGCTCGACCTGGTGACCAGCTCGGCGAAGGCGCAAGGCGCCGGCGGCGTCCAGTGGAACCAGCTCCCGGCCGCGTGGACGTGGGACCAGGTCGACCCGGCGATCCGCTGGAACGACCTACGCGGCGTCGGAATCTAACGGAAGGCAGGGCGATATGGGCACCACTGCGAGCGGGCTCCCGTACCCGGACGGCGATGATTTCCTCGTTGACGGCGACAATGCAATTAAGGCGTTGTCGGAGGCGACCGAAGATAAAATGTGGTCGCCGGGCAACTCTAATAAGTTCCGCTACTTTAGCGGGATGTTTGCCCTAGGAACCGACGGCCGCGCGTGGATCACAGTCACCGGGCTGACCAGCGTCAACGGGTTCATCCCGGCGTGCCGCGGCGATCAAAAATGGATCGCCCGGCCGTATATGAACAATGGCAGTAGTAGCAATCAGATTCTAGTCGAAGTAATTGATATGGCCGGGAATACCGTCAACAGTGTTGCGGTCACGCTCGACATTATGGCGTGGGGCACATGAGAATGTTTACCAACCGAGAGATGGGATGACGCAATGGCTTACGCCGACCGCGCGGCACTGATGAGCGACCCGGCATTCATGGGCAGATTGAATGCCTGCGTCGCGAACGAGGCGATGGGCAAACCGTCGGACGCGTTCGCCGACCAGGTACTCCGGGCGTGGGGCTACGGTGGCCAAGTGTTCGGCCCGTTGGTGATCTCGCTACCCGGGTTTGACGTGCCCGAATCGGAGATCACCGACCCGATGCTGTTGTCCGGTGTGCAGGCGACCTGGGACCGGGCCGACCAGCTCCACTAAGGCATGAGTGGCCACCCGAGCGCGAACACGGTGCCGAACAGGGCGACCAGGACCAGGACGGCGAGCGCCGGCCCGACCCGGCTCACCGCGACGCCGGCGGCCGGTGCCACGCCGGCGTCGACATACGGGCGACCGCGGCCAAGTGGATGCGGGCAAGCCACGCATCGAGCTCGCCGTCGGCGATCGCCGCGACCATCGCCGCGCCGACGTCGTCGGGGGACAGGACGGCCGGCGCGGGCGGCGTAGGCCACCCGCGCCGGCCCGGATGCGGGTCACTGGTCATCGGGGCACCCTACGCGTGCACGACGTTACGCAGATGCCATATCGCGGCGCGTTCGGCGATGCCCCGGGCGGCGCCGGCCGGCCGGGCCGGCAGGTCGGGCCACGCCGCCCGGGTCGTCACCCACGGGCCGCGCCACGGACACCCGGTACACCGCGGCCGGAACCTGGTCACCGGGCCGACCCGGTCAACGTCGATCGTCACCATGCCAACGGAGAGTAGAGCGGACACGAGCAACCGATACAGATACCGCCCATATCCGGCCCGGTGTGTCGGTGCCAGCACGCCCGGCACACGACGCCGCCGGCGACGTGATCGAACGACTCCGTGACCCCCTGCGCGCCGCGGTGCTCGCTGACCCATCCGCACCCGTCGCAGACCGTACGGCCGTCGGCCCGGAAGTGACACCGGTGCCCGCCGGCGGCGCCGCCCGCGCTCACGCAGGCCATCGCAGCCACACCCGGCCGAGTCCATCCTCCCGGCGCATGAACACGGCGTAGCCTTCCCGCTCCAACCGGCCGAGCGCCCGATAGACGTCGGCGGCGACTTCGGCCGGGAGTGGTAGCACGATGTCTGCGACCGGCCACTCGCCGACCGGCCGGTGATCGGCCGGCCGAGCTCGCCGGTTCATCGGAGATGGGCCGGCTGCGCGCCGCGGGTGCGCCGCGACTTGACCAGGTGGCCGAATCGCTGTTGCGCGGCCTGGCGGCTGACGCCGAGCTCGGCGCCGACCATCGCCCAGGAGTAACCCTCTTGCTCGACCAGGCGGATCACCGCCTGTTCCATGACCCGGCGGTGCAGGTCGGCGACCTGGTCGAGCTGACGCAGGCTCACGGTGCCGGCGGCGCTGTAGCTGGCGCCGTATGCGGCCTGCCGTAGCTGTTGTGCCACGTAATCGCCTCCCGGCGTCCGGCGCTCCCGGCGGCGCGCGTTGCGAGCCGCCCGGGCCCGGAACGCGACCAGCTCGGCGCGCTCATCCTGATCTAACATTTCGTTGTTCACGTGGACCGTTCCTATCGGCTCGTGGACCGTCCCGGACCGGTTGGGCCCGGTCCGGGGCACCCTCGTCGAGGGCACCTCCGATCCTACCCGCTAAACGCAAGGGAACCTTGCGTTTAGGACGGACATCACCCGGTGGCCCTGGTCACCCGCCCGGACGGCGTCACCGCATCGGTTCCCGGCCGTCTGGCGTTACCGATTGACACCCCCCTTAGCTGTGCGGTGCGTCACATACGTTCGGCCGAGCCGATCACCCGGCCGGCGGAGCGCCGCCGACCACGCCCGGTCACCGAATCGGCGAACGAATGACATCCGTGTAATTCCGCGTGTTGGGGGTATGCGCCGGCGCCGAAACCCGGTTGGGTCAACCGGTAATGAGATCGGGACAGTACGGCGCGTCTGCGGCCTTCGGCCGTGCGCAAGCCGTACTGTCCCGACTCACCGGCGCAGAGTTGACCGCTCCCGCCGGCTGACCGCAGTTCAGGGCTGCGACCGTCCCGCCACGATAGGCGATCCGGCCGCACAGAGCCGGAAAGAGCAGCCATCGTGTCGTCACCGTTGACCATCCGTCGGGGCATCCCTGGGTAGCGCCGCGCCGATCGGCGCGCGTGGCCCGTGCGGTTTCGTCGACCCCGGGAACAACCGACCGTTAGAGGGTGCCGGGCACCGGGAACGTGTGCGCCGGATGCTTTGCGCGCCCGAAAACTGTTGACGGACACCCATAATCGAGTGCGCCGGCCGCGCCGCTTACCTAGAAGGATGGCCCGACGGTGCTGACTGGTCCGGGGTGTGACGCCCGGGCGGATCGGCGCACATATTCCGGCCCTGCGACCGAGTAATACCCGGCGCCCCCAACCGATGCATACCGTGGCTCCGTTACGGCAGCACTCAGAGGTGTCCCGCTTAGGACACCTCTGCCCTCGCACCCGATCACCACCCGGCAGCCTGATGGTTGTGCATCGGGCCCGGGTTGTCAGACCCGCGTGTTAGACCCTGCGGGTGGAGCCGTGGCTGTGGCGGTTGGCCGCGGCGCTGGCGCTTCGCTGGCATCGGCGCTGGCGCCGGCACTACGGGCGACACGACCGGCGCGACCGCGGCCGGCACGAGCGGAAGGACGACGACCAGTGAGCACGTTCCCCGAACACTCCGGGCCGGGCCCGGGCCAGGCCCGGCCGATCGGCCGGGCCCGGGCCGCGCGGCGCGTCCTGGCCTACCTGCGGCTGGCCGTGCTCTGGCGTCGGCGGGTGCACTGATGGCCGGCGGGTCGAGCTATAACGGGTGGCCGGCGTCGGACGACCCGGACGCGATCGGCATCGACCCCGGGTTCACCCGGCAGGGCTGTACGTTCCCGGGCGGCGTCAAGGCGGGTGACGTGTCGACCGTGCTCGGCTACGTCGTGAATCAGCTCGTCGCCCGGGTCGAGCCGCCGCTCGACAACCCGGACACCGGCGACCCCGGTTACGGGTGTTGGGGCTACAGCTACCGGGCGAACGTGAACAACCCGTCTACGTTGTCCTGTCACAGTTCCGGGACGGCGATCGACTGGAATGCCCCGGCCCATCCGAACGGCGCGTCCGGGACGTTCTCGGCGGCGCAACAGGCCACCATTTACGACATCCTGGCCGAGTGTCGCGGCGCGGTGCAATGGGGCGGCGACTACTCCGGCACCGTCGATGAGATGCACTTCGAGATCATCGTCGACGCGAATCAGCTCGCGCAGGTCGCGGCGTTGCTCGGCGACGCGGTGCCACCCGGCCCGCTCCCCCCCATCCCACCGTTGGAAGGAATCACCATGCCTCTGATCGTCAAGCGGGAGAACGGCGTCGTCGATTGGGCGTGGGACGACGCGATGCGCGTGATGATCCGCATCCCGACGCAGAACTACTACAGCAATCTCCAGTTTGCCGGGGTGATCGACACCGACCACGGCGCCGCCGACTCGTGCGATACGGCGTTCGTCGATTGGTTCAAAGGGCAGGTGCTCGGCGCCGGCGGGACCGTGTATGAGCCGCCGCAATGAGTGTGCCGCCGATCATCCACCTGATCGACTGCGGGCCGATCATCGCCGAGATCACGCAGGCGATCGACGGCGCGCCGTTGATGCGGATCCGGTTCGGTGACGTGCTGGTCGTGACGATGCCGGCCGAGCTCGGCGAGGACCTGGTCGACGGCGTGCTAGAGGCCAGCGCCGACGACGCCGCCGCGTACGTTCCTGCCCGGTGAACCGTCGTGGACCAGGCCCGGGCACGCCAGGCGTACGCCGCGGCGCTGCGGTCGGCGTGGGACCGGGGCGCCGAGTGCATCCACGGGCAGCCGGCCGGCGACCTGGTCCGGCCGTGGTGCGACACGCCGGCGTGCCCGCAGTGCCGGCGCCGGCACCCGGTGCACTGGCGTCACCTACCCGCCGCCGACACCGCGCCGGCGACTCCTACTTGACCGGTTGGGACACTGTCGGGATCGTCATCGTCGCGTTGCTCATGGCGGCGATGGTGCTGTGGTCGGCGGTGTGAGATGCCCCGTCGCCGCGACGCAGCCGGCCGGCTGCCCTGGTCGGGGGACGGCCGGCCGCGCTGGGCCGGCGCCCGGTCGCAGACGCTCCGGGCCGCGGTGCTCGACCGGGACTATGACGCCGCGCTCGGCTATGCCCCGTGCTATTGGTGCGGCCGGCCCGCGAATAGCGCCGACCATTATCCGATACCCCGGTCGGAAGGCGGACCGGACACAATGGATAATCTCGTATCCGCCTGCCTGCCGTGTAACATATCCCGCGGCGTGCAATTACATTACGAGCGTAATCACCCGCCGCCACCATCCCGACAATGGTAGAGAATGGCAGGAACAATGGAGCAGACGACCGGAGAAATACACGGCGCGCCCGTCGATAAACTCGCAGCGGATATCATCCGCTTTGTCGGCGCACATCTCGGTGAATTAAAGGCGAGCGAAGTATTCACGCTGGGCAACGCCGCGGGAATTGTGGCACGCGTCCACGCCGACCACGCAAACAATGGTCGGATAGACGATGAGGATATCACGTGAATGGCGCGAACAATGGCGGGTGAATTGTTCGCCGGTAATGGCGGCCGCAACCCGCGGCGCGTGCGCGCCGCGCGCGAGAACCGCAGCGCCGCAACGGGTCTGCCGGGGGGGGTGGGGGCGCCCGCGGGGCCGCGAGTTTTTATGGCCGGCCGGCGAGACGTGGAGC